TATGCGACTAGCAGTCGTACATAGCTTCAGCCATGCGTTCGCGCCTTCTGAGATCATCCCAAGCATTTTCGTTACCGTCAAACATCTCGCAAACTGCATAGCAATCGGAGATCCAATCTCCGTCAATACAACTTCGTCGATGATAGATTTCCCAGTAGCTGTCAGTTGTGTCGGCTTCCAGCCACAGAATGTTTGCAATATCCATGAGATGTGATCGCGTGATGTGGGATTAAGTTCTTTTAGACGTGTGAATGGAGCGTCCTTGACATAGCCTTGGGTCCGATTATTTCTCTTAGGAGTAAATACTGGTCCGGCAACGAAAGGGTGCCTGTCACGTAGTAGTTGATAAGTTTGCTCAAGCTCTCGTCTGAGAGTAGATGCAAGTTGCCATGCAGAGCGTTCATCAAAGTACCATCCATGTAACTCCTGTCTTGTGAGAATTTTGGCAGACTCATGTTCTAATTTAATCCACTCAGGTATGGTTGAAAATGTTTCCAAAGTTTGTTAGTAACAACAACGTCTTGTATCATGTAATTTTGCATATCTTGTGACCATTCTTTCCAATCTGTATCCTTTCCGTATGTTCCTTTATGTTCTTCTAAGCGGTAACCATAAGCTTCTAAGCTATGACGACCATATAATTTAAGAGGCATATCTTTCCAGACACGTTTCTTATCTATATCTAATAGGTTTGGGTGATACAAACGGCTGAGCAGAAGAGTATCCAAGCAATCACCAATACGTCTAAACCAGGGGTATAGCTTATTAATGATAGCAAGATCGTACCCAATAATGTTATGACCAATAATACAGTCAGCGTCTTCCAAATACTGAAGACCTCTAATAATTGGCTCAGTAGCCGGTTTATCTGTTGCATGTTTAAACGCTTGATCATTATAAACCATTGTTTGATCAGTTTCTGTATCATAAATACAGAGACAGTGGATCTTGGTAACATCACAAAGTAATCCGTCAGTTTCTAAATCAAAGATCAGCATTACCTACCGGACCATTTGTATGTCTTATCTACAAATTGTGCTCGTTTGATTGCCTCTGGCGTGGGTGGGTTAGGTTTATGTAGTTTCATCGCTTGAAATTCAGAAATCTGTTGATGGATTAAAGGTAGTTGGTTCCGTTGTTTCATTGAATTTACAGGTAGATAAGTCATAGTTCAATCGACAAGCAACGCCTGTTTCCCCAGAGTAGCGATTTTTGAGAATTCTAACAGTTGTATCAGAGTGTTTAGATCCACTCTGTTGATCTCTTTCGAGTCCAATAACTGCATCGCTAAGTTGAGCGATTGCCGCACTTCCTCTAAGTTGGCCGAGTGTAACACGTGCACCTTCTTCATGATTTTGATCCGATGATGTGCGCTTAAGATGCGACACAAGAAATAAAGCAATGCCTGTTCGCTCCACTAGTGAGCGTAGGCGGGTCATAGTAGTATCTATCATACGTCGCTCGTCCCCATCTAATCCACTGAGGAGTATTGATAGGTGATCGAGAAAGATAACCTTGGTATCAAGACCTGCAGCAAGATATTCAATACGATTGTAGATAATATCAGGATCAAAAGATCCAAAGCCATCAAACAGAAATAAATCCCATTTGGCAAGCGTTCTTTCATAGGCTTCAGTCAACGTAGCACGATCATGTTCACCCATGTGTAGTGCTTTACCAACAATAGGGGACATAAGTCCTAGAGCAGTACGTCTATTGGATTCTTCAAGTGCTAAGTAACCTACTCGTTCACCTTTAGATAACAAATGAGCAGCAAGATCTCTGCATACGCTTGACTTACCTTGTCCAGAACCAGATGTTATAGTAACTAATTCACCGTAGCGAATACCATGTAATTTTTCTTGCAATCCTTTGAATGGATAGTCATGGTCTGATGGTGGTGAAGGTGTAGTAACTAATTCAAGCAGGGATTTGCCATCTACAATACCATCTGGACGATATTCTTTACGTTTAAAGAATGCATCATCTATAGCCTTGTAATCATTAGCTTGTAAAGCGTCTGAGAGGTCTTTGTGAGCCTCTAGACGGGCGATGAATGCCCTTCCTGGTGGTAGTACACTAGCAGCTTCTTCAGCAGCCTTCTGACCCGGTTCATCAGAATCAAACCAAAGTACAATTTCTTTGTAACCTTGTAAGAATTCTAAGTTCTTTTGTATTGCTTTCTTAGCACCAGCTGCACCACTAGGTAGTGAAACAACAGGCCAAGTGGGGAATAGTTCTGCATATGATACACAGTCTAGCTCACCTTCTGTAATGATGATACGTTTACCACTATTGCCCCAAAGATACTGAGCGAAGAATGTACCAGGTGAATCTCCTTCATAAGTAAACTGTTTGTCTTTGGTCTTTATCTTAGCACCTTTTACAATGCCAGACTGATCGTGATAATAAAACCTTAGCTTGTCTCCATCACGATATACTTTGTATTTTTCACAAGTTTGTTGAGAGATTTTTCGTTTCTGCAGCCGTTCAGCTGAGCCTTTAATCTGCACGTGATTTGTTTGATGTATGTGAATTGGCTCTTCATCACCTTGAGTATAAGTATGACACACAAAACAATAACCGTGACCATCAGTATAGATACTATTACCATCTGATGAGCCACAATTGTTACATGCTTCATGCCGAATAAATTCAGATGAGCCATTTAAGGGGGATGTTTTTGAATGATGTCCAAAGGATGTCATGTCTATCACACCACTTTGCATAAGTGGTTTTACTTTTCTTACTAATTTTATTAAATGGAGATTGAAAGACCATGCGTAGATCTAGATCAGGGTTCAGTAGTTTAACTGCCTTGATCTTCCTACGATCTTCAGCTTCCCAATAACCTTTACATTCTAAATGTATGCCATTGGGTAAGATAAAGTCAGGACAATACAAATGCTCAATTACATATGGAATCTTGACGGTTTCGTATTCATACTTAACTCCAAGCTCGACAAGTAAATCAGCAACCTTCTCCTCAAGCCCGGAGCGGAATGCCATCAGAAGTCTTCCTCTTCCTCTGCGTCCTTGCTGGGTGTGATATTAGGTTCAGAAGCTTTAAAGCCTTCAGTAGTGCCAAACATAGCTACTACATCTTCTGTACTCATGTCACCTGTATCTACACCAGCTCCGTTATTGAGAGACACCAGTTGTACACCAACCAGTTTAAGGCTAGTGCCATAAGTGACACCATCACGAAGGATGTATGGCTTTTGATAGAATGCTAACTTAACACGACTACCAGAATACATAGGTATAGCTTCATCTGTAATCTGTACGCCTTGCGTATCGACAACAGGTGGACGGTTCTCTTCGTTCCAACTAAATTTGACTTTATATTGTCCATCAGTTACTTCTTCCCATGGTTCAGGCTTTAGTGTAGAACGCTTCGGGTTCTTCAGTTTACCTTCTGCCCATTTGAGTGACTCAACACGGTCATCTTCAAGGGTATCAACCATTGACTGATCAACAATAGCAGCTAGTGAGTAACCAAACTTACTTGGTTTCATTACAGCTTGATAACCTTCAAGGATTACAGGCTGTTCGGTTTTGTGGATGTTGCGGGGCATTAGTTAGTTTCTAGTGTGGATTTCTCTCCAGATACACGCATGTGAGCCTGCATTGAAGGTCGCTTATATCTATTAATAAAAACATCAGGAATCCAATAAGTCTCTACCCAATTAATTGTTGGGTTTAATCTTATGTGTTCCTCTACAGTATGATTAAAGAATCCTATTTGTATGTAACCGTCATGGGTTATACAGTTAAATTCTTTTCTGTGTATGTATAATGTTTTTAACAAAAGAAATAAGTGGATTTAATCACGGATTCTGGTTCCAGATCTCCAATGATTGGTGGGTCAGTCTCCGCTTCTATTTGATCAGCGAAGTCTTGTAAGTAATCATGCTCTGCAAATAAATGCATGTATGTTTTTCGTACTATGAAACTGAGTAGCTCCATGTCTGTAGCACGACACAATACAGAGTCATGTATAAGAGCAATAGGTGCATCAAAATCTAATGCACTAAAGTGTAGCAATGAAGCGTCAAGTGAA